ACAGGCGAGCCCAAAAAGTATCGTGTCCCGGCCTGGAGCTTTGACGACGAAAAAGGCCTCGGGATCAAGGTCTGGGCAACCTTCAAAGGCGAAGACGAACCGCGCACTCTTGAGCTGTTGCTGACCCAGGTTCGCACACGTAATTCTACGCTCTGGGCGGAAGACCCGAAGCAGCAAATCGCATACCTGGTCACAAAAAAATGGGCGCGACTCTTCTGCCCTGACGTGATCCTTGGTGTTTACACCCCTGACGAATTCGAGGATTCGTACGGCGGCGAGATCGACATCACCCCCGCCAAACAGACTGCGAACACGGCTGCCGCGGCGGGAGTGTCGTTCGGGCCTAAATCTCCATCGCCTGAAATTGACGGAGTATTTGCTGACCTTCTGGTCGTCGCGAAGCGCCAGGACATTGAAGCCTACGCGGCAGCTTGGGCGGGCCTCAAGCCGAAGCAGCGTGCGGCAATCGGTCTTGAATGCCACGAAGCACTCAAGAGCATGGCGGCGACCGTTGATGCTGACTTCACCGACATGAGCAGCTCCAACGCAGACCAGCCCCATACAGAGGAGGCCGCGTAGTGAGAACTGACCTTCAGGGCACGGACAAGTGGCATGCAGACCGATCTGGTCGCGTGACAGCCAGCCGCTTTAAAGACGTTTTGGCCTGGGGAAAGCCTGACAAACATGGGAAGCGCGAGCCGATGGGCGCGCGCACCTCATACATGCGCGAACTGTGCTTCGAGCGGCTGGCAAAGAAGTCCAAACACAACGTCAGCAGCGCCTCCCTGAAATGGGGGCACGCTGAAGAGCAAAAGGCCCAGGACGCCTACGAGATGCTGACCGGCAACATCGTCCTCCCCTCCGAATTCATCGTCCACCCCAAGTACGACTGGCTTGGCTGCTCTCCAGACGGCCTGATCAACGATGACGGCGGTACTGAATCAAAGTGCCCTTTCAACGAAGCAATTCACATCAGAACCTGGCTCGAAGGCATGCCCGAAGAACACATCCCGCAGATTCAGGGATGCATGTTCGTTACAGGTCGCAAGTGGTGGGACTTTATTTCGTTCGATTCTCGCCAGGATGAAGAGTGTCAGCTCTATATCGAGACGATTTACCGCGACGAGGACTACATCGCAAACCTGCACAAGGAGCTGGTCCATTTCAACCTGGAACTCAATCGCATGGTCGACGAGGTCGCAGACAAGGCACGGGCGCAAGCCCACCGCCTGGGAGCCTGACCATGCGCCGCATAACCTGCATCCAGCAACGCAAACGTCAAACCTGGCTCGCACTGCCGGCCAGCGGAATAGAAGAGGTAGGCCATGGCCAAGTCAGTGCAGGAGCGATCGGCAAAAACTGCCAGGAAGCGCGTGGCGAATGCCGAAGAGGAATTGAGGCTCAGGGTTCGCCCAGGCACCCGGCAGGCGCTGGCCGATCTGATGGAGTGGTCAGGCATTACCGAGCAGGGCGAGGCGATGACGCTGATGATTCATCGCCTGCACGGGCTTGGCCCGGGCGGTGCACTGCCGCTGCTGGAGCCTCCGCGCCACGAAATAACAGTGTCTCCGGCTGTGGCGCGGAAGCTTAAAAATTTCAGGGACCAAGAATCGATACTTCCAATGAGTGACACGGAATGATCAGACACTCATAAGAGAGATCACGCCTAGTCTTTTTTGGGCGGCTTCACCTTTGGCATAGGCAGAGTATTGGTGATTGGCGGCAGGTTTCTGTCGTTATTAACATGAACGCGACCATCTTGAGTGTCTGGTCGTACTGGACGTGTTGGTTTTTTATCAGTCATTGCTCAGCTCCGGATAGTGGCTTTTAAAGTACTTTCTCATGTGGTCCTCCGCTTTTGCCATCAACGACTCAACCTCGGGAATAACCATCCCATTGAAGGCAGACTGCATAATCGCGGACTTTCTTTTTCGTATTTCGAAACGCTTTTCGTTTATCTGCTTTTCAGTTAGCTCGCCCTCCGCCACTTCAAACCAGCAGCGCTCCGCCTCATCAGAGAGGAGCCCGAGCTCGATTCCTGCAGAGCGTAACGGTTTTATGCGCTCTTTGAATGGCAGAAACTTATAGACCACCGAAATGACTTGGCTGCCTGCGATGAAACACGCCCAGACAAAAGCATATTGCTGCCAGATAACCCAACCAGCAATGCTACTCGAAGAGGCAACGGCCAAGATGATCCCGATCCAGCGCTCATAAGACTCAGACCTCAGTTGGTAAAGACTTAGATAGCAGACGTGAGCTTTGAGAGCTTGGAGCTCCACCCAATAATGCGCTTGGTACATTTTCCGGTCTCATCTAGTTCGGCGGGACTAGTCATACCCCAACCCAAACCAAATTGCCACCACCGGTCACGGAGGGCGGCGCCTACCTGAGGTAAACGCAATGCCCGTACTTCACAGCGCAATCCACAAGATCGACAAGAAGCCAGACGGCACCCCGGCCGTTCTGTTCCTTGGCGGCGCCGAGCAAGTCGAAAGCCAGGCCCGCGACGATCTGATGCACCAGTTCAACGAAAGCTACAACGGTACCGCCGGCAAGGGCTGGGGCTTCTTCCATGCCGAATCAGGTGCCTTCCCACTCAGCGGCTGGCTCGGCAAGTACCTGGCTGGAGTCAGTGACTTCCTAAAGTTCAGCACCATCGCTGTCGAGCACCTGGTCAGGCTGATGGAAGAGTCGAACCTCACCACCGGCGGGCACGCCCTCTTCTGCCACTACCAGCAAGGTCTGACCGAATACCTGATCATCGCCCTGGTGCAGGAAACCGAAGCAGTGACCATGACCGAGGAGCTCAGCTTGCTGACGATTAAGCGCCTGGACTTGGACCACATTCGCCGGGCCTGCCGCATCAACATCAGCGAGTGGCAGAACAACCCGCAGTCGAAGCAGTACATCTCCTACATCAAGGGCAAGCAGGGCCGCAGGATCAACGAGTACTTCCGCGACTTCATCGGCTGCCAGGAAGGAATCGACGGCCCAAGCGAAACCCGGACCTTGCTTAAGGCGTTCAGCGACTTTGTTGAAAGCGAGGATCTGCCAGAAGAATCGGCACGCGAGAAGACGCAAACGCTGGTCAGCTACTCCATGGCCCAGGCCAAGCTCGGCGAGCCGATCACCCTTGACGAGCTTTCCGGCCTGATCGACGAGGACCGCCCGAAGAACTTCTACGACTTCATCAAGGCGAAGGACTACGGGCTTTCCGAGACCCTGCCCCCAGATAAGAAGACCATCAACAAATTCCGGCGCTTCACCGGCCGGGCCGAGGGCATGTCGATCAGCTTCGAGGCGCACCTGCTGGGCGACAAGATCGAGTTCGACGAAGCAGGCGGCACGCTGACGCTGAGCGGGCTGCCCACTCAACTGACCGAGCAGCTCAAGCGCGCGACCGCCTGACACCAACTGCTGCGCCGCACTCTCGACGGAGGGCGGCGCCTGACTGGAGATAATCCATGGACGACGAGTTCTAGCCTCTCCGACGCAGCCCCCCCTCTTAACGATGAAAGCCTCAGATCGCCGAATTCATTAGACTTCGCTTCACTTCAAGCGCCACCTTGTACCTTTCAAGTGCATCGTGGACCAGTTCATTATCACCACTAATCTCGGAAAATTGATTCTTGACCCAGCGCGCTTGAACTCGCTTGTATTGCTGACTTACCTCGCGCAACTCGCGAACTCTATTTTGAATTCGTATCATCTTTGTAATCATAACTGAATGGGATACCACAAGATCGTAGCTACCCAGTTCATGGGCCGGAATCCCTTTTAACATTTCCAAATTATTTTCAAAAAGTCCGCCAACATGATAGTCCCAGATCATTAAAAAAGCATTTAAGGTAGGGCCACTTTCAACAAACTCAGAAAGCTTTCTTACATTTTTGCAGGCACTCTCCACCACAGCAAAGTATGCACCATCACGAAGCTCTGCTCTCTTTGTATCTGCATTAGATTGGCTAGACATTTGTTTTCTGCTTATAGCCAAGGCCCCCCAAATAGCCCCGATAGACCCAAGAGCCTGAACCCAACTAGCTAGCTCACTACTATTTGGCTTCATAAGCGCGACACAAAAAATTATGGCCAAAGCCAATAAGAGATTTTGGATTGACATCCAAGGCTTCATAAGCTCCTTCCCGCAATTGTTCAGCATCCCTTGCTCCCCCCCCCCATTTTGACGTTTGACCGGCGAATATACCCGGCGAGGATCCCCTATGTCCGCACAACAGAAGAAACACCCCTTCGATTTCAAAACCCAATACGGACTCGGCTTAAACCCTCAGGACGATGAGATCGTTGTCGACTTCTTCTGTGGTGGTGGCGGCGCCGGTACCGGCCTGGAGATTGGCCTGGGCCGCGCGGTGAACGTGGCGAAAAACCACAGCCCGCAGGCGATCAGCATGCATACCGTTAACCACCCGGGTGCCCAGCACTTCACCACCGACGTTTTCGAGGGTGACCCTGACACGGAGTGCGGCGGCAAGGCCGTGGGCTGGTTCCACATGTCCCCGGACTGCACGCACCACAGCCAGGCGGCCGGCGGTCAACCGCGCAAACGCGAGATCCGCAACCTGTCGTGGATCGGCCTCAAGTGGGGAGGCAAGAAGCGGCCCAGGGTGATCAGCCTGGAGAACGTGAAACAGATTTTGCAATGGGGCCGGTTGATCGCCAAGCGCGACAAGGCCACCGGGCGCGTGGTGACGCTGGACCAGGTACCGCACCCAACCAAGAAGGGAAAGACCACCAACCGTGTGGCAGCGCCGGGTGAGCAAGTCCCGGTGTCGAATCAGTTCCTTGTGCCTGACCCAAAGCAACGCGGCCGCACCTGGCGCCGCTTTGTAGCCCTGCTGGAAGGCATGGGGTACGTCGTAGAGTGGAAGGTGATCAGGGCGTGCGACTTCGGCGCCCCGACCAGCCGGGAGCGCCTGTTTATGATCGCTCGGTGCGACGGCCAACCGATTGTGTGGCCTGAGCCAACTCACGCAAAGATCCCGGCCAAAGGCCAGCAGAAGTGGAAGACCGCCGCTGACTGCATCGACTTCAGCGACCTGGGCAAAAGCATCTTCGGGCGCAAGAAAGACCTTGCTGACGCCACGCTGCGCCGCGTCGCCAAGGGCATGAAGAAGTTTGTCATCGACAGCCCGGCGCCGTTCATTGTGCCGATTGCGAACTGGTCAGGTGAGTCGGTGCAGTCCGCCGGCGAGCCGCTGCGCACGATCACATCCTATCCCAAGGGCGGTGCCTTCTCGGTTGTCAGTCCGGTGATTGCACCCGCAACGCACCAGGGCAGCGACCGGATCAACGACCCGCTCGACCCCCTGCCCACGGTGACATGCGCCAATCGCGGCGAGCTGACACTGATCAGCCCAGTAATGGTTGGTGCTGGTGGGCCGGTGTATGCCGGTCACCCAGTAGCAGCAGACCAACCGGTCGGCACGATTATGACTCGCAGCCACCGCGCGTTGGCATCAGCCTGCATCGTCCAGGCCGGGCACGGCGAAGGCTCGGGCGCAAATAAACGCCGCTCCCACGGGGTGAACGATATCTGCGGCCCGGTGGGCACCGTCACTGCCAGCGGCGGCGGCCAGTCCGTCAGCACCGCGGTAATGATCCAGGCCAACGGCGGATTCAACACCGTGCACGCCAAAGATATCCGCGACCCAATGACCACGGTGACCAACACCGGCAGCCAGCAGCAGTTGGCTACGGCGCACCTGGTGCACATGCGCGGCAACTGTGATGCACGGGGCGTGAGCGACCCGCTGCACACAATCAGCGCCGGGGGCCAGCACCACGGCCTGGTCAGCGCATTCATGGAGCGGGCATTCGGCGGCAGTATTGGCCAGGGCCTGGAAGATCCGGCACCGACCATTACAGCAGGCGGTGGCGGCAAGAGCTCCCTGGTATCGCTCACCCTGTCGCCTGAGCATGAAGCTGGTGCGTTGCGCGTTGCAGCCTTCCTGATCAGCTACTACGGCACTGAGAACGTCAGCGCTTGCGATGCACCGGCTCCAACCATCACCACCAAGGATCGCCTGGCACTCGTCACGGTGATGGTCCAGGGCACGCCATACGTGATCGTCGATATCTGCCTGCGGATGCTCAAGCCGGTTGAGCTGTACAAGGCCCAGGGATTCCCAGCCGACTACATCATCACCCACGGCGCCGACGGCAAGCCCTTCACCATCACCCAACAGGTGCATATGTGCGGCAACAGCGTCAGCCCGCCGCCGATGGCTGCCCTGGCGCGGGCCAATGACCCGTGGAGAATCGCCGAGCGTCAGGCGGCGGCGGCTTAAACGCGCTCGGCAATCAGCTTGGCCCCGACCTCACGCCCAGCAACCTGAGCCAGGCCACGGTCAACATAGGTTCGGTCACCCGCAACAACCGGCACCACCACTTCACCACCGCGCTTCACCTCGACGTTGATTCGCCAGGTCTCCCGGCCTTCCTCGTCCTTGTCGCACTCCATGTAGTTCCAAACCTGAAAGCCTTCGATCTCATCGTAAATATCGTGCTTGGTCATGGTCCTGCCCATTTGTAGGAAGGGGCCATCGTAGCACCACACCGCCCGGGCATGGCCCGGCAAGGACTCCCCGTGAAACGGATTTACCTGAGTGGCCCCATGACCGGCCTGCCCGGCCTCAACTTCGCCGCTTTCCACTCCATGACCACCAACCTGCGCGCCGGCGGCCACACCGTCACCAACCCCGCCGAGATCAACCCAGACGGCGGCACATGGAACGACTGCATGCGCCGCGACATTGCCGCCCTGATGGACTGCGACACCGTGGCCACCCTGCCCGGCTGGCAAGAATCGAAAGGCGCCAAGCTCGAAGTCCTGATTGCCCAGCACCTCGGCATGACGGTTGTGAATGCCCATGATCTGGTAACGACGGAGGCTGTATGAACGAGGTGAAGCGATACCACGTCCAGCTGTACAAGCTGGCTGAGGATCAGCAGAAATATGCGCACGGTGCCCTCGGCGCGGTCGAGATTGTTCGGGCGTCGGACTTCGACCGTGTAACCGCCGAGCGTGACGCGGCCAAGGAAACGCTTGAGCGCTGGCATGAGCTGAACTTGCAGCGCGAGGCAAAGCTTGACGCCCTGCAACAGCGCCTGACCGCTGCCGATCAGGAGATAGATGATTTGCGAGCTGAACTCAAGGCTGTACGCCTGGGCCCCTGCAAGATGATCGTCGGAGACGAATTGCCATGACCACCACCCAAACGATTGACGGTGTGCGGCGCGAGCTGCTGGAGCGACTGCTGGTGGCTACTGCAACCGACTCAACTCAAGCAAACCCAGCGTGGTATGTCGAAGATCTGCGCGCCCTGCTTAATGCACCGGCTGCGCTTGGGGAGATTGACCTGACTCCGAAACGTCTCGCACACGCAGAGAGCGTTATCGAGCAGCAGAACAATTTGATCGCCAGCTTGCGAGCCGAACTTGTCGAGTCGTATCGCGTCGCTGCCCCGCCCCAAGGCGACCCAACTCAGGAAGATCGCGCAACCCTAATCGGGTACGGTCGGAGTAGCGGCCTCGACGAAGCTTCGACGCTTTGCGCCCGCCTTGCATACGCCGCCTACTACCCGCCAGGCACGCGATTCAAGGCGTTTACACCGAAGGCCCAGAAAGCCCTGGGCGATCTGCTGATCAAGGCCGCCAACGAGATTGCATCGCTGCCCGGCGGGCCTTACGAGCGCTTCAAGGCGCGCCAGGCCAAGAAGGCCGAGTCAGCCAAATCCCGATAGGAGTACATCCGTACTCCACCCGCAAAACCTGTAACCCCTCCCCCTTCAAAGTCAGCCGCTATAGCGGCAAGGACACCCCATGTACGCAACGAAACTCACCCTGCTCATCACGGCCATCGTGTTGTACGTGGCGGGGTCCACCTTCTGGTTTTTCTGGCAGGTGCCGGAGCTGCTCTCCACCGGTACCGACCAGGCCCTGGTCGCAGCATTCGCCGGCACCGTCGCCTGGATGCTGCTCACCTTCGGTTTCATCATCCACATCATCAAGACAGCGCGGCCTACAGCGGGCGGCGGGAGGTAGACATGGCAGCAGCCGAACAGCTGGACGAACCGCTCAGGTCGGACAAGATCCCGGAAAAGGAATTCGCCTTACTCGTCGGCACCACAAAACGCGCCCTTGAAGGGAAGCGTCAGCGGGGAGTTATCCCCAGGGGTGTTTGGAATGAGTATGACGGGAAGATTTACTATAGCTTTTGGAGATATGAGAAATGGCTAGAAAGCCAATGGGAATGCCCGCCGGCGTTGAGCTTGCCGGACAGTCCGTCCGGATTCGCTTCACCTGGAAGTTTCGTCGCTGCGAAACCCTCCCCTATCCCCAAACGCCAAAGGGCATTAAAGCGGCCGCAGATCTTCGCGCTACAGTAACCAGCCTGATTAAGCACGGCGTGATGGACGAGCAGCGTTACGCCGAGCTGTTCCCAAACTCGACATACTCCACTTATTCAGCCACTCCACTGTTCGGGGAGTATGCCCAGGCGTGGCTAAATGGGCGGGAAGTGGTAACCGGAACCCGGAAAAACTACCGAATTTCGCTGAACCTCTACTGGATGCCCCACCTGGCGCTGATCCCCATGGATCAAATCACGTCGCCGATGCTCAGAAAGATCGTGAGCGAAACAGAATGGAAGTCGCCAACCGTCAAGCGGTCAGCAATTCAGCGGCTTACCACACTGCTTGAGACGGCCGTGAAGGATGAGCTGCTCACGCGCAACCCGGCAAACTCAATTGAACTGCCGACGAAGGCAAAAAAGGCTGTGGATCCGTTTACGGTCGAGGAAGCAGATCGGGTTATTGGGCACCTGTATCAGGTGCTGACCGGTTCAATGCGGGTGTACGCAGCCTACTTTGAGTTTGCGTTTTACACCGGCATGCGGCCTGGTGAGATAGCGGCGTTGCGCTGGGGTGAGGTAGATAAAGAGGCCAGAGTGGCCAATATCTGCAGAATTGTTGCTGACTACAAGATCGAAGAGCGGACCAAGACCCGGGAATCGCGCCGGGTGATGCTCAACAGTCGAGCCCTGAATGCTATAGAAGAAGCGGAGAAAGTCGCCGCACTGCGCGCCAAACAGAGCCGCCGGCAGCACAAGCAATCGCCGTATGTGTTCCCGCCGACCAGGAACTTTGAGTACATCCAGCAGGCCAGCGTGACCGACAAACACTTCCAGGCGGCTCTGGTAGAATTGAAGATCCGAAGCCGTCGGCAATACAACTGTCGGCACACGTACGCTACTATGTGCCTAATGGCAGGCATGAACCTCGGGTTCATAGCAAATCAGCTTGGTCACAGCGTGCAAATGCTGCTGTCCACTTACGCCCGATGGATAAACTCCAGCGAAGATTGGAGCGAGCTCGGGAAGCTTGAACAAAGCCTGAATGGTACAAAATTGGTACAGGCAGAAACCGTACCGCTCTGA